TGTCACATGACTACTTGTGCAAACTTAAAAAGTATGGTACAATAAGTGTCTATAAAGAAACGACATAGGCACTAAGAAGCCATAGAAGACATAGATGTTAAATATTATAAGTAATACATTATAAGTACTTATAATATTAACTATTAATAATAATTATTATAAGTATACTTTATAAGTACTTATATGTAGGATTGTCTCCCTAAAAGGATAAAGACACATGACCAAACCAAACGGTAACAAGATTGGAAGACCGTCTAAATCTGACCTTGTCGAAACAAAGTCACGAACTTTAGGTAAACGTGGTCGTCCCCCTGGCGATGCAGCCATTATCAATGACTACAAACTTAGGATGTTGAACAGTCCTAAGAGTGCTAAGGTCTTAGAGAAAATATATGAAGCTGCACTCAATGACGAGCATGCACACCAAGCTGCTGCTTGGAAGCTAATTGTCGATAGAATTGTCCCCGTGTCTGCTTTTGATCAAAGCAAGCAAGCAGGGCAGTTACCACAGATCAGTATTAATATCTCTGGTCTTAATGATCCAAAGGTGTCTACGTCTGACGAGGTGATTGACGTATGACAGCCTTAAACTTTCAATTACTGAACTGGCAAAAGACCGTCTTTACTGACAAGACTCGATTCAAGATCGTAGCTGCTGGTCGTCGATGTGGTAAGTCAAGACTGTCTGCGATTACGCTGCTCATTGAGGCTCTGAACTGTCCTGAAGGCTCTAGCGTGATGTATGTGGCTCCTACGATGGGTCAAGCACGTTCGATTATCTGGGAACTGTTACATGATCTTGGGCGGCCAGTCATCAAGACCAGTCACGTAAACAATCTTGAGATAACCTTAATCAATGGTCGTAAGATCCTTGTACGTGGTGCGGATAATCCTGACAGTCTTCGTGGTGTGTCTTTAACTTATCTGGTGTTGGACGAATGCGCCTTCATAAAAGAAGATGTATGGCAAAAAATTCTTAGAGCGTCTTTATCGGATCGTAAAGGTAGTGCACTGTTCATTTCTACTCCTAGTGGCCGTAACTGGTTTTACGATGTTTTCAATCTTGGGCAGTCTGGTGAAGACGAAGAATGGAAATCGTGGCACTTCACCACTCAGGACAATGAAACGATTGATCCTAAAGAAATTGAGGCTGCTAAAAGAACACTAAGTTCATTTGCATTCAAGCAGGAGTACCTATCTTCATTTGATACTTCAGGTGCTGATGTCTTCAAGGAACAATGGTTTAAGACAGGAGAAGAGCCTAAACATGGTTCTTATGTTGTGGCTATTGACTTGGCAGGCTTTGAAGAAGTAGCAAAGAATGCAAGTGCTGCTAAGAAAAAGTTAGATGAATCTGCAATTGCTATCGTAAAGGTGACAGATGACGGTGACTGGTTCGTACACAAAGTTATTCATGGTCGGTGGGATATACGAGAGACTGCCGTAAATATCCTGAAGACTATTCGAGACTTCGAACCTATTGCTGTTGGCATTGAGCGTGGCGCTCTAAAGAATGCTGTGTTGCCTTATCTCAACGACTTAATGAGAAAGAACAACATCTATGCGCACATTCAAGACCTTACGCACGGCAATAAAAAGAAGGCTGATCGTGTTATATGGGCGCTCCAGGGCCGTATGGAACATGGTCGTATCTTATTTAATGAAGACGAAGATTGGGAAGAACTGAAAGATCAGTTATTGATGTTTCCCACCAATGGAGTACACGACGATTTGGTGGATGCTTTGTCTTACATTGATCAGCTTGCTGTTGTCTCATACCAGCAGGACTATGAAGAAGACGATTACGTTATTCTAGACAAAATAGCTGGATATTGATCAAAATAGCGGAATACCAGGAGAATTTATGGCTACTAAAGATCCACGGCTTACAAGAGCAGGAGTTGAAGGCTATAATAAGCCTAAGCGTACTCCTAGCCATCCAACTAAGAGCCACGTAGTTGTTGCCAAAGAAGGCGATCAAATAAAGACTATTCGTTTTGGTCAACAAGGTGTTGTAGGTTCTCCTGAAGGATCTAAGCGTAATGAAGCATTTAAGGCTCGTCATGCGGCAAACATTGCCAAAGGTAAGATGTCTGCTGCTTTCTGGGCTAATAAGGTAAAATGGTAATGAAGTGTCCTATTGCAACCCAAGACATTCATGTCAATTTAAAGAATCGTGACAAAGCATTCAAGGAATACGGATATGGTCCTGCCAATCCTGAACTTCCTAACAATGCTTTCTGGAACGATAAGGCTAATGAATGGCAGACTGACCTGAAGCAAGCAAAGTCAATGCGCTGTGGGAACTGTGCTGCTTTCATTCAAACATCTGAAATGTTGCAGTGCATCAAAAATGGTATTGATCCTGAAGAGGGTTATGCAGAAGATGTTATGAACACTGCCAATCTTGGATTCTGTGAGTTGTTTGACTTCAAGTGTGCCGCAGATCGTACATGCAGTGCATGGCTTGTAGGAGGACCGATCACATCGTCTAAGGTAGAAATTAGTGACGATGCTCTAAAAGATTCTACTGAGGATATGGAATGATGGAACAAGAACAACATAACGACCAGTTTGAAGAACCGACAGAGAATGAAAAAGAACTGACGGCTTGGATTACTGACCATATCATGCGATGGCGTGATCACCGTGATGCTAACTTTATGGAGAATTGGCTCGAATACGAGCGAATCTTTCGTGGGGTTTGGGATTCAAATGATCGCACTCGTGAGTCGGAACGCTCTCGCATCATTAGTCCAGCCACCCAGCAAGCGGTAGAGACTCGTCATGCCGAGATTATCGAAGCCATCTTCGGTAACGGTGACTTCTTTGACATTGAAGATGATGTCAAGGATGTAGACGGTAATCCGCTGGACATTGAAGCCATCCGCGCACAGTTGATGGAAGACTTCAAGAAGGACAAGATCAAGAAGTCTGTCGATCAGATTGAATTGATGGCAGAAATCTATGGTACTGGCATCGGTGAAATCGTTGTCAAGGCTGAGATGGAGTACATTCCTGCTACTCAGGCTATTCCTGGCGTGTCTGACGCTGCTGCTATCGGTGTTCAGGAGAAGGAACGAGTTGCTGTCAAGCTAAAGCCGGTCAATCCTAAGAACTTCCTGATTGATCCTAACGCTGAAAGCATTGAAGATGCCCTTGGTGTGGCTATTGAGAAGTATGTCTCGGTACACAAGATCGTCGAAGGTATTGAAAAAGGTATCTATAAGCGGGTAGACATTACCACTGAATACCAGGATCAGGACTTGGAGCCTACTCAAGATCCTAAACAGTTCCAAGACGATAAGGTTAAACTGGTTACTTACTACGGTTTAGTGCCTAAAGAAATGCTTTCTTCGTCTGATGAAGAAGAATACGCTGAATTATTCCCTGAAAATTCAGTTGGAGACAAGTATAGTAATCTTGTAGAAGCAATTGTTGTCATTGCTAACGACAGTCTTCTGTTAAAGGCTGAGGAAAATCCTTACATGATGAAGGATCGTCCTGTTATGGCATATCAGGATGACACTGTTCCTGGCCGTTTCTGGGGTCGTGGAACGGTTGAGAAGGCGTACAACATGCAGAAGGCCATTGACGGCCAATTACGCGCTCATATGGACTCTCTGGCCCTTACAACGGCTCCTATGATCGCCATGGACGCTACCCGTCTGCCTCGTGGGGCTAAGTTTGAGGTTAAGCCTGGAAAGGCTATCCTGACCAACGGCAACCCCGGTGAGATTCTGTTTCCGTTTAAGTTCGGAGTTACTGACGGTAATTCCATGAACTCGGCTCAGAACTTCGAACGTATGCTGTTGCAGGCCACTGGAACGGTTGACAGTGCTGGAATGCCCTCAAATGTGCCTCGTGATGCTGGCGCAGGCGGTATGAGCATGGCTATGGCTGGAATCATCAAGAAGTATAAGCGAACGCTTACTAACTTCCAAGAAGATTTCATGATTCCGTTCATCAACAAGGCTGTTTTCCGCTACATGCAGTTCGATCCTGACCGTTATCCTACGGTGGATATGACGTTTGTGCCGACTGCATCCCTTGGTATCCTTGCTCGGGAGTTTGAACAGCAGCAAATGATTGCATTGTTGCAGACTTTAGGCCCGAATACTCCTGTGTTGCCGCTGATTCTGCAAGGAATCTTGGCTAATAGCAGCCTGAGCAATCGTGGAGAGCTTAT